AATGCTGTTGGTCTATAAGTAAGGAGCTGAATAATGGCTATTTCACGCGCCCAACTCCTCAAGGAGCTATTGCCCGGACTTAACGCACTTTTCGGTATGGAATATGCGAAGTACGGCGAAGAGCATAAAGAGATTTTTGAATCTGAAAGCTCTGATCGTTCCTTTGAGGAAGAAGTTAAGTTGTCTGGTTTTGGTGCAGCCCCCGTCAAAGACGAAGGCTCTGCTATTGATTACGACAACGCACAAGAAGCGTTTACCGCTCGTTACACGCACGAAACCATTGCTATGGGCTTTAGTGTTACCGAGGAAGCAATCGAAGATAACTTGTATGACTCACTGTCATCTCGCTATACGAAGGCTCTCGCTCGCGCTATGGCTTATACCAAGCAGGTTAAAGCTGCTGCCATCTTAAATGGTGCCTTCTCTGGCACTACTTACGGTGACGGTAAAGTGTTGTGTGCAACTGACCACCCGCTAGTTTCTGGCGGAACCAACTCAAACCGTCCTACTGTTGCTGCTGACCTTAACGAGACTTCTTTAGAAGCCGCCGTTATCCAGCTTGCTGGTTGGACTGATGAGCGTGGTCTGTTGATTGCCGCTAAGCCTCGTAAACTCGTTATCCCGCCCGCATTGCAATTCGTTGCAACTCGTTTGCTGGATACTGAGGGTCGAGTTGGCACGGCTGACAACGATCTGAACGCGATCCGCAACAACGGCTCAATTCCAGAAGGCTACGCGGTTAACCATTATCTGACTGATACAGATGCTTGGTTCTTAACCACTGACGTACCTAATGGCTTGAAGCATTTTGTTCGTACCCCGATGGCTACATCTATGGATGCAGACTTCGATACGGGCAACAGCCGTTATAAAGCTCGTGAGCGTTATTCGTTTGGTGTATCTGACCCATTGGGTATTTTCGGATCACCCGGCGCATAAGCCACGGTGCTTGACGAAGGGGGAGCTTAGGCTCCCCTTTTTATTGACTTGCTGAAAGGTAGAGTATACTTTCTACCGTATCGGGAAACATTCCGGTAAATCTGACAGGCCCGACTGACGATATGCAGACAGATTTACTTAACTCGCATATGAGGACAATTCTATGAGCCAGACTACTTTCTCCGGCCCCGTCAGATCATTGGGCGGCTTTATTTCCGCTGGATCTTCTAATGACATCAACATCACTGCTGATGCTACTCTTAACGTCAAAGAACACGCAGGTCGTATGCTTCGCGTAAATGACGCAGACTGCAAGATTACGTTGCCTAGCATCGTAGCTACAGCGGCTTCTGATGCCACTGACCCTAACCAAACCAATAACATTGGCGCTACGTTTACTTTCTTTATTGAAACCGCAGCTACTGACTTAGACATCAAAACTGATGGTACTGATAAGTTCGTTGGTGGGTTGTATACAGGCGTAAACAACGCTACTGGTAAGACTTTCATCTCTGGTGCAACTAACGACGTAGTTACCTTGAACGGTACAACCAAAGGTGGATTGGTCGGTACCATCATTACCGTAACCGCTATTGCATCAGCGAAGTACGCTATCGAAGGTATTACTCTGGGTTCAGGTACGTTAGTTACTCCATTCGCTGACGCTTAATAGGAGGCGTTTATGCCTAGTTCTGATATTCAGACTAAACGCATTACGGGTGACGGTTCCTTAGCGGTTGGGCCAGCACGAGTGCGTCAGGTACAAGTGTTAACGGCTGCTACAGGATCTCCTAGATTCACTATTACTGATGGCAACGGCGGTTCTACCGTGCTGGATTTAGATTTCAGCACTGGAGCTACTCACTCTGTAAACATTCCAGACTACGGCATTCGTTGCCAAAGTGATGTTTATATTAGTGCGTTTACCAACTTGACCGCAGTGACGGTGTTCTACAGCTAATATGCGTAGGTACTACAAGAAGTCTTCATGTGCGTCCTTTAAGAGTGGTGGTAGTACCGCCGCTTGGACGCGCAAGGAAGGCAAAAGCGAGTCTGGTGGGCTTAACCAAAAAGGTGTAGATAGCTACAGAAAAGCTAACCCCGGAAGTAAGCTGAAGACTGCTGTAACGACTAAGCCTAGTAAGCTCAAGAAAGGCTCTAAGGCTGCTAAACGTCGTAAGTCGTTCTGTGCACGTATGCAAGGTATGAAGAAACGTAACACTAGCTCTAAGACGGCTAACGATCCAAATAGCCGTATAAACAAGAGCTTACGCAAGTGGAATTGTTAAGTGGCGTATTTACAAAGCAACATCCCGCACTTCAAGTGCTGGGTGCGAAAAGAATACACACATAACCATGAGAAGTTTCATGGTGAGTTTATTCATGCTATGGCGATTGCGGTAACGACAATGCCTACACGGTGTCTTAGCTTTCAGATGATATTTACTGGAGCTGAAACATACGATGAAGAGAATGAACCTAACGTACATGGCGGCGCTATGTGGGCACGTATGCCTATAACAGCGTTATGCGGTGACACTCCGTATGACGAGTGGCCCGAACCCATGCCTGTATGGGCTGCACAGCCTTGGGATTGTTCGTCTAGGGATCATTCAGTGTATGTGCTTGATAGAGCCACACCGTGCCCTTGGCTAGCCAAGATTGATGGAGAGATGTATCCAGCAAAGTATATGTTCACGGTGGACTATACGAACAACGAGATTGCAGATGACCCTGCACAACACAAGCAGAGTCACGTTATGGAATTGCTAGACGCTGGCCCATACACGGGCAACATTGTCGCATTACCGAATAACCGAGTGCGGGTATCACACCCTGCTTGGTTTGAGATGGGAGAGGGCGCACCGGACTTTAAGCCATCTCAACACATTCACTACAGTAAGTCAGACTTAGATTACACGTTGGACGTTAATCAGGTGTTTGATAATTTATACGCGGAGTAAATCATGGCCAGAAGAAACAGGATGCAGGGGCAGCAAGCCAATCAGCCTTTTGACAAGGAAGAGTCTTTTTTTGGTGGCCTACTGAAGAAAAGAACCAGAAAACCTAAAGCGAACACCAGAGGTGCTACAGGTAATTTGGCTGCGACTGGCGCTGCTAGTGCTGGGCGAGCGGCTAGAGCGGGCAAAGCGACTAAGAGATTTGCGAGGGACACTGAAGATCTTGGAGCGGCTAATATGCGGATGAACGCAGCACAGAAGAAAGCCGCAAATAAACGTGTTAAATCTGAGGACGGTAAATCAGATCGCCCCTCTGCTGCGTCCATGCGTGCTTCTGCTGCACAAAGAGCGGCGTTAGCTAAGTCAGAACCCAAAAAAGAATCTAAGCCAGCAAAGAAAGCTAAGGTAACGGGTAAAGGTGGGCGCAACGTAGGCGGAAAAGCTAATGTTACTCGTGAACAATTAAAAGCCGCTGGCGTTGGGTTAACTGCCTACCTCAATAAGTTTGACAAGTTAGGTAGACGACCTAAGCCGTCTGATTTTAAGAAAGCTGCACCTAAGAAAGCCGCACCTTCGGGCCGTTCTTTTGACCCTACAAAGCCAAATAAGGGTGGCCCCGGTATGGCTGGCATTAAGCCACCTAAAGGGCCAATGAGTCCTATGGCTGCTGCGGCTAAACTGAGTGCTAAAGAAGAAGATGAAATGCCTATCAAACGTAAAGGTGGCGGTATGATGAAGACTAAGGGATATAAAGCTGGCGGTAAGATGAAGACTAAGGGATATAAAGCTGGCGGTAAGTTACCAATGGTTAAAGACCCCAAAACCGGCAAAATGATCCCTGCCTATGCCGCTGACGGTAAGGGCAAAATGATGTCTGGTGGCCCAGTCAAGAAGATGAAGACTAAAGGCTACGCCAAAGGCGGCATGATGAAGTCTAAGGGCTATGCCAAAGGTGGTAAGGTTCGCGGTGCCGGTATCGCTCGTAAGGGTGTACGTCCAGCGAAGATGCGTTAATGAGGCGCTATTACAAGTCAGGCGGGAAAATATGTCCGTCAGGGAAAGCGTGGGCCAAGCGCACCTTTGACACATACCCGTCTGCTTACGCAAATATGGCCGCATCTAAGTATTGCAAAGACCCTAGCTATGCTAAAGGCAGCAAGAAAAAGAAGAAGTAATGGACGTATATCGGGTGCAGACAGGTACTAAATACGGCACGTTGTTTGCGGACAATGATGCTGACCTTGCTAAGCTCAAAGCGTGGTTTATTGGCCAGATTAAGCTCGACTTGGCAGAAGATAGCACTCTTACAGACAGTACAATCGACCAGACCGCTGATAACTGGGAAGAGAGTTTTGACCTGCTAACGAAAACGATTGCCTATGACGTTACAGAACAAGGTTTACGTGAGGCGCTTGCGGGCGGCTATGTAGCTGCTGGTGGCAATACAGTCATCAACAAAAGCATGGGTCTTGAGGCGTGGAGCTAGATAGATGGGCGAGTTAAAGAAATGGCGTGACCAAGACTGGGTTCGTATCGGCACCGATGGCAAGATCAAGGGGCCATGCGGCACATCAAAAGACAAAAAGAACCCAGATCGTTGCTTGCCAAGATCTAAGGCGCAGTCATTGAGTCAGTCTCAGAGAGCCACTACAGCACGTAAAAAGAAAAAAGCGGGTGCTACAGGGCAGCAGGTAGTAAGTAATACTAAAGCCGCTAAGGTCAGAACCGCAAAAGCCGGTGGTATGATACGTGCGAATCATAGAGGTTGCGGCGCAGTAATGAGCAACAGACGCAAAAAGACCTTATACGTATAGGAATAGACGATGGCTACATCTGGAACAACAGCGTTTGACATGGACTTCACAGAGATTGCTGAAGAGGCGTGGGAACGTGCAGGTCGTGAGATGCGTTCTGGGTATGACTTACGCACTGCCAGACGCTCTATGAATTTGATGACTATTGAGTGGCAGAATCGTGGCATTAACATGTGGACGATTGACGAAGGAACTATAAACCTCGTACAAGGTACTTCTGAATACACGTTACCTGCTGACACAATAGACCTTTTGGAACAGCAAATACGCACAGGCAGCGGTAATGTAGCTACACAGGCTGATCTAACTATAAACCGAATTAGTGTTAGTACATATGCTTCTATA